GCAGAATATAATTTAGAAAATTTAAAAAACATTTTACTTAAATTAAAAGGTAAAACCTATAACGGTAAAGACGCAACTAAAGAATTTTTAAGATACTATAGTGAAGACGAGAGAGGCGACAGTTTCATTTCAGATGTTAAAAGTGTCGGTACCGCAAATTTAAGTATTAAAGCGAAAAACCTAAAACCTGAAATCATTAAATTAGCTTCAAGTACTTCTACCGTTAAAAAACCGGTAACTGGAAAATCAAATTTAACAATCAAATGGGATAAAACTAAAGAGACTACACCAATTAAAACAGGAGACAGTAATAAAGATAAAAAAGGAAAATATGGTATATTTCACGATTGTGAGGGTAAAGATTTTCCTTTGGAATTTGGTTGTAAATCAAGTAAAGTAAAAGAAATTCAAAAATGTTTGGGTGTAACTGTTGATGGTAAACTGGGTAAATTCACCAAAAAAGCTATGGAGGATTTTAAACACGACACTTCAAAAGGTTTAACCAAAGACATTTACGATAATATTCTTAATAATTGTGGCGGTAAAGAGAGACCTTCAGTTGAAAAATTAAAAATGTTAGATTTAGTACCAGGTACGACGGTGACAGGTTCAACCCCAACAAATATAGAATTAAATGTAAAATCAGACGGTAGTAAAACAACTAAAACTGGTGAACAAGTATATGGAGAGTTGGTAAATTCTGGTTTACTTAAAAAAGATATTTTAGGTAGGTTAAAACTTAAAGAGAAAAATAATTTGGATAAACCAATTGATGTACCTAGTGTTGAAATTGAGAAATTAAATGATTACCTAAAAACATTAGGATATAAGTTACTTAAGGAAAAAGATAAATCTTACGGCGATAAATTAGTTTGGATAAAAAATCGAAATAAAGAAAAGAAATAACCATTCGAGATATTTATTATTAGAGTTTATTGGTTTGGTCGCCATTAAATGATAATGATTATAAAAACGAAAAGGAGGTATTACAAATCTCGGCAAAGGGTCTTAGGACCTTTTGTTCGTTTAGGTAGTTACCGAATTTCTGATAGTACGTTCTGATTCTCGTTTTTTAATTGTTTCCCTTTTATCATAATCCTTTTTACCCCTACCAATACCAATGTCTATTTTAAAATAGTTCGTGTCTGTAAAATACCCTTTTAACGGTACAATGGTAAACCCTCTTTCTTTTGTTGATTCTTGTATTTTCTTTAATTCTTTTTTAGTTAATAACAATTTCCTATCCCTCACATTTTCGTGTTTAGTACCAAAAGAATAATCTGAAATATAAATTCCACGGACAAATAATTCACCATTAATGAATAAACAATACGAATCGTTAAAATTTAATTTACCTTCTCTAATTGACTTAATTTCAGTGCCAATTAATTGAATCCCTGCCGTGTATGTGTCCCCTATGGAATAGTTAAAACGAGACTTACGATTATCGATTATATTTTTCATAATACAAATATATAATTTATTTTTAAAAAAATTAACACATCTCCACGATTTTTTACCACCTCCACGATATTTATTATTATGAGAAAAAAACATCAACATAAAATGGGACTAACAATTTGTAAAAATTGTAGTGTGGAATTTGAAAAACCTTTAACAGAAATAAGAAGAAATGAAAAATTAAATAGACCTAATTTTTGTTCTAGAACGTGTGTTGGGAAAAATAACTCTAAAAATTTTGGAGACAGGAAGAATAATTATGATATTTCACAACATTCGAATAATAGAATTGATGGGTACACTAAATTTAAATATCATTATAGGAATATAATGAAAAGAAATCAAGAAGTTAACGTCACAGTGGAGGATTTAAAAAATCAATGGGACGAACAAAATGGAATATGTACATTTAGTGGGGTCAAATTGATTTTATCCTCATATACCAAGATAGAAAAGAATCCAATATTTTCGGCATCAATAGATCGAATTAATAGTTCTAAGGGTTACATAAAAGGAAATATAAGGTGGGTTTCGAGAACGGTAAATTGGATGAAAAATGATACGTCAGACGAAAACGTATGGGAATTTATAAACATATTAATTGAAAATAAAAAAGGACCCAATTAGGGTCCTTTTTAGTGGAGATGGAGGCATCGAAGCCTCGTCTTTCCTGTTCAACAATAAATGACTACACGTTTATTCAGTTAATTCTCAACTGACAAATAATTGGTTCCTATTTTGACATCGTTACCAATAACTGTGTCGGATTCACTTGTGTTGGAGTAGAACCCTGAACGAGACTCCTAATACATCTTTTGGTGGTATTACACCTTGATAACTTCTGTTCCTAGGTTATGTGTTATTCGACCCGATGTAGTTTGGCCTTAGGCTACTGCTACTTCAGAAGTTGCAAGAATACCTGCAACGTTCATTTTGTTGTAAACGTCTCCGTCTAAAATTTTCCACCATAGATTTAAGTCATAGATGAAGTCTGACTACGTGCCATTTATCCCCGATACCTGAAATCAATTCCAAAGCATCCCCATTATTTAAAAGAACTTATACAAAGGTAAATAAAAAAATGGATTAAAACCAAATCTAACCCATTTTTTTTATTATTTTTTATTTTTATTATTTTTGTTTGGGTTTTCTACCTTTTCTAGTTTCTCCTTTAGCGGCGTTACCAACGTCTTTAACTTGTTTAACAACTTCCTTAGATGCTTTAACGACATCAGATACTTCTTGTTTAACACGTTTCACTCTAACCTTAACTTCTTTAACCGCTTCTTTAGTTTCTTCTATTTTAGTGTCTATTGTGTCTGGAATTCCATTTCCGTCTTTATCTTCGATTTTACCTGTTTTCATTAAGAAGAAAGTAACACCGATTCCGATTACAATGATTGCTAAAATGATTAATAATAATGTCATAATTTTTTAATTTATATATAAATATTCGTTTTTATTGTAAAATTTCATTTATCCTCAATGGGAAGTTTTTTTCATAAAGTGCTTCAAAGAATAATTTATTCTTTTCCCATTGTTTATTTACCATCCCAATTGACTTATGTGTTAGTCTAATTTTAGTGGTGACTCCTATTTTAACTCCATCCATAAAGTTCTCAACACATATTGGTAAATCGTAAAAGTGAAACCCCGGGAACTCCTCATTAAATTTGTGTTTAATACGTTGTTTATTGACAATCATAAATAAACCATCAATTACAACAACCTCCTTTAATTTTTCCGAATAAGATTCTTTAGAATAATGATTAACGTGACGTTTACCTTCGTGTTCGTGACCAACAATCCCGTACATCGATGTTCTATCTTGCCACCACATACCACTTAATAAGTTGTCGGTACCAGCAACACCGATTATTCCATAATCAGGATTTGACTCAAAAAGTTTAACTATTTTAGGGGTAATGTTGGAGGTTTCAATAATTAAGTCGTCGTGCATAAAAACGACAATGTTATTGGAAGAATCTTCAAGTCCTTTATTATATAATTGAGGTAATGAATATTCACCCTCATTTTCGTAAACAAGTATTTGAGTTTTAGGATGTGAAAACATTTTACTAACGTGTTCCAAATACTTATCATCTATTTTTCTCGTGGATATGACCACACTTACCGGTTCTTTATACTTCGACATATGTTGCAATTATTTTTCCGTCAACTTCAATTAAATCGACGACTATTGGTTTATTTGATGGTACGTATCTTTCAGTACACGTCGACGCATTCACATATAAAATATCTTTAACATATGCGGCACCATACGCTTCGTGAATATGTCCAAATATATGGACTAATGGATTTATCTGTTCAACTCGATATCTTAGTAATTCACAACCAACACCATTGGGTTGTCTCCAATTATTAACAAAATCTCTAACTTCACTTGGTGGTCCGTGGGTAATTAATATGTCCGTATCATCTGGAATCATATCCCAATACTTTTTTAATTCGTCCCCCGACCTTGGTAAATTAAACGCCCAGTTGTAAAATTCAGGTTGCCAAGGACTTCCCCAAAATTTAATCGGTTTAGAGAATTCAGACGATTCTATCACAAATTCAGAATCTTCCAAATAAACAACGTCAGATTGAGAAAGATTTTCTTCATTCATTAAATTCCAATACCAATCAAACTCACCCTTATGGTGTGGTAAATTCTTTTTTTCAAATGCGAAGTCGTGATTACCGGCAATAAAAATCTTACTGTCAAATCCTTTAACATTCATAAACCATTCAACGAATTCTTTAACTTCTTGTGGTTTACCAACATTTGTACAATCACCCGCGTGGATTAACACATCACCTTTCGGTAATGGGTTTAAATCTTCCATTGTTTTGTGAAGACCGTGAGTGTCAGATATACAAACTATTCTCATTGGTTTATTTTTTTATTAATATAATGATTTTTATTTAAAAAAACAAATAAAGGGACCAAATTTCTCTGATCCCTTTTATTGGGGCCGACCAGTCAAGGACGACGCTTCCACCACTTAGTTTTACGAAACTAAGAAAACTTATTTATCAAGCAATTTTGAGATTGCTTCAAGTTCCATTTGTGCTCTTAAATCTGGTGAGATAATAGCATTTAAACGAGATTCAATTTCGGCCAATTCTTTACGTTTCTCTTGTATTGAGATTTGATTAACACGAGTTACAAAATCATTCTTCCATTCGTCTGCGGTAAAACCTAACCAAGAGAATTTATATTCTACACCAAGTTCTTTTGCTGAACTTTCGGATTTTTCTTTTCTGTCGATAACGAACGCGAACATTTCTACGATTTTTCTAACGTCACCAATAGTTCGAATATCGATTCTATCGTGTGCCGAATTTGCGGAATATCCGAAATTACCTGAAGTCAACCAACAAGGTCTTTCTGCCTTTTCGATTGCTAATTTTTTTTCTTGTACTGAGTTAAATAAATCTTTAACTTTTTCATCTGTTGTTTTTGATGTTGCCATTTTTGTTGTTTTAATTGTTGTTTATTGTTTATTATAGGAGGGTGGGTGAGATTCGAACTCACGACCACGAG